TTTCATAAAAAAAACTGTGTTAGCAAAGTTAATACTTTATTCCTTGCTGACACAGTTTAATTTACATCCTCGTTTTAAATTCTTCTGTGCTATCTTTAAACTCTTATGGAACATACTGCTTAACAAATATTTCAGATATATACCACGAGGCAGAAAAAATTAAATTCTTTGATTCAAAAGAAGATGCGGAAAGCTACATTCTACAAAATAAACTTTCCCCAGTCACCATATTGGAAATTTTCATATAATAGTAAAGCCGGATTCCTCCGGCTTTAACTTTACTTTACCCATTAGCATTTCCCATATAAGTCTTACGAGAAACCTGCTTATTCCAACTCGTTCCATTCTTGTTGAAATTTCCCAAGTACCGCCCTGTAATCCGATTCACAAGATTATTAGGATTACTTGCATCACTTCCATAACGTCTTTCTGCGATTCTATTCGCTTGTCGGGCTATTTCCCAACCTGATTTAGTTTTTCTTCTTTTGATTCAGCTTTTAATTTCAAAAAGTTAAACAATATAATTTCGCCATATCTATTTCTTTTTCCTACGATTAGCCAATTCCTTACCACTGATTCTATTCACCTTCTGACCACCATATACTGCGTGTAATTTATCCCGTTGCATCATCAGCAGATTCCGATAAGGGATAATCTCAAACACTTCTGTATAACTCAGATGCAGCGTGTCAATCAAATGGGCTATCTGCCCGAAGAACGTTGTGTTTCCTACTGTTTCGGTCTTGCTGCCAGCATCGACACGTTCCTCATCGAGCTGACACACTGAAAAGCCGAAATATCCATCATGGAAAAACACACTTCCAAAGCATTCCTAACTTCTTCAAAAGTCCCGTTCTCCAAATTATCAGCCAGTTCCTCACTGCCACAGATGAAACAAGAAATGCCTTTCAGCATATCTTCAGTAGCTTCAGGAAGCTCTTTAATAGCTTCCATGACATTATCTCCAGTCATGCCGATATTGGAAAAATGATGAATGGCACGACAGATAATTTTAATTGTAGGAGGTTTAATGGTATAAACCATCCCTCCTATCTCCACATTCATGAAATCCAGCCCTAACAAAGCATCAGAAACCGTTTTTGCTGCTTGATTCATATTCTTAAACTAAAAGGGGGAATGGTATATATCCATCCCCCGGTTATCACTCTTGTGCTTTTACCAATGTTATCTCTTTTTTAAGAGTGGTATCAACTTCAGAAGGAGTGGTTTTAATATCTCCTGACTGAGTGACGTACCCCACTTTCGACACTTCATAGTGAACGGTAGCCCCAGCATTCACCTGCTTTGACTTGACCGTTGCACCGTCCAGCTTTACGGTCGCATCGGAAGGAGTAGGTACAATGGTTACTGTAGTTCATGCCTGCAAAGCTTTAATCTGCCCCTCTTCGTAGTTATACTCAGAAGAAACGCCTTCAATTCCCGGTTCCTGCACCAAGCCTTTTACAGCGATTGCAATTGCCTTATCCGTATTGGCTTCACGGGAAACAATACGGCATTTTGGGAAGATGAACCAGACATCATCATCGGTCAGACAGAACAATGCTTTGTTGATAATAACTTTATCCAAAGCACGCTTCCAACCCACATCTTTAGATGTTGCCTGAATAACATCGCCACCCATGAACGCTTTCTTTGTCTTCCAGTCATATTGTCCGATAGAGAAAGTTGGTGACACTTCTCCCGGCACATCATCGTAACGGTAATTCTTTCCCGTTAATTGGTTCTTGTACCCAGTGACGGAGGCTTCCGTCTCCTCAATCTGCCACGTTTCCCCGTGTACATTCAAGACCTCATCTTTGGCAGCGATGGCTGCTTGAATCAAAGTTTTTGCAATTTCGGGGGTAATGTCTGCCGTTACCTTATCAATGTCGGCAAACAAGATTCTTTTAATTCCTACTGCTGAAATCATAATCTTATAGTTTTACATTTAATACTTCAAATAAAATTCTCACATTCACATAATGACATTTCAAAGCTGTGTCCGCTTCCGTACCAATTGATTCAATAGAGTAACGATAGGTTGTACTGTCATAGGTGCTTACTACATCATCAAGCAGCTTGCCAGCCTTTCTTTCAAGTTCGTTAAGCCGGATTGTGTTCGCTTCATTCTCGCTTAAATTGGGTACACATAGATTCACTTCTGCGAAAGACTTCTTCCAATACTTTCCCGGCTGTTGTTTCTTTGTGTGGATAACGATTCTTTCAGAGGCCAATTCACCCGTCAGCGTTTCTCCTGCTGGCACTATGCATATCTCGAAAGCCTTGCAATCCCGGTAGAGGATGTTTCCTATGTCGGTGGTTACTATCATACTATCAAATATTGGACGTTTTCGTCATATTCGAGAAATACGTGACAAACCAAATCTCCAAGTTGAACCGTTCCGGCAAATCTTTTTCCAGCCAAATCTGCATCTGATACGTGTTGCCCCGTTCCGTACATATAAATATCCACAAAGCACAATTCTTTCTGATATTCATCTACGATAGCCCACAAGCAAACAGTACCTCGTTGTACTTGAACAGACAATATCCTCGCCCCGATAGGCAGACATAGTTTTGAATGGTCTGCAACAATCAATTCATACTTGAATATTCTTTTCATTTTTCAAATTCTTCTTTTAATCGTTTCTCCGCATATAAAGCAGCACTACTCAAAACATCATACCCTTTAGATTCTACGAATGAAGCGTATTCCGCTTCGTTTTTCAGCGTCAAACCGTCTTTATCGACATCGTAATCATTGGACGTTCTCAAAGTGAGTGTATGGTCTTGATAATCGCCATTTTCCTCTGCGTACTTCACGGCTTCATCGCCTACATCAATCATCTTCTTTTCGACCTCCCATTCTCCTTCATCGAAAAAGGAGTCGACATCTGAGAAATCGAAATCTACATCCATAATTCCGAGTAGTTAAAGTAGTTTGTACTCTTTATCGTGTAGACTTCGCCTTGACCTCTTACGCCATCACCATCCATGCAACGTACTTCATCACCAGCCTTGACAGTAATTCTCTTCTCACACACCACATGATAATTCGGACGATACACAGAGCCGTTATCAGATGAAAACTCTTTGGTAGTGTTATCATCACAACGGCACTTGCATACCTCCTGCCAGTATTCACCACCTGTTCCAGGAATAGGTCTGCCAAACTCATCCTTATCCATCGGGGTGATAACTTTTACCTGCAATATGTGTGGAGCGAATATCATAAAAAAGTCACTTTAGGTTTGTTACTCAGTTCGTCTTTCAAGCCGTACTGCTTACACAGCCATGAGTACAATTTCATTAGGCTATCAACATAATTAGACCAAGACACAGAAAATCCGCTTTCGCTGACCGAAGATGGATTTTGTATCATCCACGGAATTTGCTTTGCACAAGCGACCTCTAATCTTGCCCGATTTTCCTCGGCAAAAGGTTCTTCACCATCCAATCCCGTTCTTGAAAGTATATTTTCAACTACAAGATTAGACGGGGTGTTCTTATCAAATACGCTTAATACAAACTCCTTGTTACTCATGGCTGATATCATTCAATATGGTGTAATCAGTTTACTATATGCGGTATAGCTATAATGCGTACAATGTTTAGATTTATAGATGTATCTGAACGGACATTTGGGAACATTAATTCGTATCCCTTGAATAGCCGCTTCCTCTTTCATCGAACACATCATAGCCGGGTTATTTGCAACCAAGAAGACGGGAGGTGTCATGGTCAGTACAACACAATCAGCCGGAGCCGTTTCCAAAGTGATAAACTGAATATCCGGCAGACCAACATCAACCGATGGATTCACGTATTCACGCTTAGGAGATTCCACACTTGATGCCTGCACGCTCAACGAAACCAAAGACATCATTAAAAAGCCACACATGGCAAAAATAAAATTCTTCATTCCTTTTCTGATTTATAAAATTAGACAATGGAAGGGTAGAAGCACTACCCTATCCTTTTACTCGATACCTAATGCTTCTTTCAGTTTGGCTGTTGATTCTTCATCTAGTTCTGCAACCTTAGCCAAAAGAGTTTCCTCTTTCATGTTGCCGGAAGCCTGCGCACCGATAGACCTCAAAGCGTCAACCAAAGTCTTCTTCTCAAACTCCTTTTCAAAGAGGGAGATTTTCACCTCCTTCTTTTCTTCAGGGGCTTTCACTTCGGGATTTTTTGCCTCAATCCGTTCAGCAAGTCTGCGGCTTTCCATATCCAGCACACGGGCTTCCTCACCGACTTCAATCACTTCACCGGGAGTATAATACTTTCCGGTGAACTTGTCGCGGAAAACTGATATAACCTTTACTTTCATATCCTACCTCCTTATGCTGATTGGATGGATGCAATTTCGCTCAGGTCGAAATTGGTAATCAAGTCCGGGTTGGAAATCTGCGGAATCCACTCGGCCGTATATTCCATGTAGCGACCGTTTTTGTCACGGTAGTTAGAGATAAGCATCTGCCCCTCTGACGGGATATAAGTACGTCCTTGTACCGGGTCTGTCGCTTCATATGGGGTATGATGGCGCATATAACCGATTTGGTCAGAAGGCAACAGAGTAATACGGTTATCCGCGTAAATCTGCACATTCTTTCCCGTCTGGTCTTTCACGTAGTCTTCCTTGATTTCGATGCGAGGCAGACCGATGCCGGTGAACACTTCGGAAGCCAAAGAAGAGGAAACCAATCCCGTACTCAACTTCATTTCGTTGCTGCCGAGAATCATCTTGTACTGCTCACCAAATTCAGATGAACCAAGAATAAGTTTGTTGAAAGATGCACGGGTCATTATCATCTTGGCATAAACGCCATAGTCCGGTGCCAAGGAATGAAGTTTCTCTCTCAAATAAGAGATAAACATATTCTTTCCGTCCACAACCACATCTCCACTTTTCGGCTTGATAAAATTGAACGGAAGGGTAATCTCCAGCAGTTTATTATTGGTCTGACCGGAAGTGATTGCAGCGTCTTTGTTGTAAACGGTGGCTTCACCAAGCATCAACAGCGCACCGACAATAATATCCATACGCTTGTGGGCGGCAAGGGTAATCTGACGGTAGTCGTCTGCCAGGAAGTTTACAATCTCTTCCATTGCAGCCTTTTGGTCGGCTGGCTTAGCTGCATTGAACTTGTCAATCAAATCCTGCAATTCGGAAAGACGGTCAATAGACATCTGATAAGCATCACCCAAATAGGCAATCTCACCATATCCGGAACCGATGTTCCGACGCTCACGGATGGGTTTCTCTCCAAAACGTGAATTGATAGAGCCGGCCATAACTCCGGTTACAGAACCGATATAATCCTTGAACACACGAGTAGTCACTCTGCGGAAAGTAAGATACTGCTGCCAATAGATTGTGTCCTTGCGTGTCTGGTTCACACGTCTGATGATAGCGGAAACAATGTTCGCATCATCGAATAATGTTTGAATCGTTAAAAACATATCCTACCTCCTTACTCGTTAAATTCAAACCATCCCTTCATGTTGGCTTTATCGTTCTCGGAGAACGGTATAACCAATTTTGAGGGTTCAATTTCTGCGGCTGTACGAAGCAATGAAACCAATGTGACTCCGTCCTCAACCTTTGTACGGTTAAACAGAGCCGAATTAGCTACATGCTTTTGTTTTAAACCATCAACTGCAACCGCATTGAATAATACAGCATCTTTGGCGATATTCTCACCAAAAGCAGCCTTGATTGTCAAGACATCATAATTTGCATTTGTCTTGTCGATAGCCGAAACTTCCGCGCCTTTCGTACCGCTTCCGAGAAACATGCCAACGTATGCAAGGGAGTTCTTTTCTACCTTGATAGATAACGCCGTGTCACCGGTTGCGTATGCTTCTACTACTCTCACATTGATTACCGTGTATGCGAACTTATTTTTCAAGTCCGCACAAATCGGTGTAAATCCGGGAAGAAAACTTCCCACTACCAGGTTCTGCGTGTCGAGTTTGAACGGGCCACGTCTACGAATACCGGTCTGGACATCGTAGCGTTCCTCTTGCTCAACGGGCGGAACCAAATCGTACTTAAATCCTGCTGACATAATTAATTCTTGTTTTGTTCAACAATAGTTTTCGTTCCCTTGTCAATCATCTTAGCGATAGATTCAGATTCTTTCTCAATCTTCTTTTCCGCTGATTCGGGAGGGGTTACGCCCTTGAAGCCGTCATTTGCGAACTCCTGCTTCAAGTCCTTGAAATATGCGTCCAAGTCCTCATCGTCCTTGATGGCGCATCGTTTGGCGTAGTTTTCGGGAATACCATACTCCTTTGCCTTTGCCATAATCTGCTCCTGCCGGGTAGCTTGTAACTTCTCTGTCTCGAATTGAGCGAGCTTATCAGAAAGAGGTTTAACGGCTGCACTCACTGCGTTAGCAATAATAGCCGCCATGTCGTCCGTCTTATCTTCCAGCTTCGGATTAGGGTTCTCAATTGGCTTACCGTCTTTAAGGTTATGTTTCTTCTCGTAGTTGGAAACTGCGGTCTTGGAAGCATCCCCGGCACGGAAATCACCATAGGAATTTAGCACGTCCGAGAAGCTGATACCCTCAACAATGGAGTTTACCTTTGTCTCGTCCGTTACACCCTCTGCCTTCTTAGTGGCAATTCGGGTTAAGATAGCAGTGTCCACCCCAGCGAATTTCTGTTGCAGCCCTGCCAAAATTTGTTCTAAGATTGTCATACCGTATGAATTTGATTTATAAATTTCTACGGTAAATTTCGTTATTAATAAAGAAGGTGAGAAATAATCAGATAGGTGATACACGACAATGAAACGATTGTCGTAAAATGGTATAAAAAAGGCGTGAAACCGAATGGAATCACGCCTAAATATTCTTCTTATGAACTAATCAGAAACCCAACATCGCGGCTGGAGGTATATTCAGCACTCGACATAGCAACCTCGCAATTTTGAGGGTCGGTTCCGAACGTCCGGAGATATAGTCATTCACTCTTGAAGGACTTATTCCAATCTCACCAGCAAGTTGCTTTTGACTCATCCCTTTCTCTTCAAGGAATAGCTCTATCAATTCCGCAACGGTCGGTTTTTCTATCGGATAATGTTCTTTTTCGTATGCTATCACAATATCGGACATAACTGTAAGCTCCACCGCATTCTTATCATTTGAAGGCGTATTGTCATCAACCAATGGCAGAAGTTCCTCCACTCTCGCCAAAGCAAATTCATACTGTTCTTTCGTTACTTTATTCATACTTCTATCTCTTAAATGGTTGAACAATCTATCTTATCGTAATCTTTATGAGTACCAACCCAGCGAATGAAGACGTACCCAATTGTAAACTTAACAACGACAACCAACCGATAGTTGTTGCCTCTGATATTGAATACATAGTGTTGATTGCCTACATAATCAACTGAAAGAAAATCCACTTTAATGTCTGATAGATTCTTCCATTCAGCTTTTTCTGCTATATCATACCAACGTTCCAAAGCTATGCGTGAATCTTCATAACCTTTCGTCTCGTAGAATTCCTTCAATTTTCTATGTGATACAATTCTCATACCTCTTTTATTTAATGCAAAAATATGAATTAATTTTGAATTATAAAATTTTTCCAGAAAATATATTCTATAATATAGAATTTAGTAATAAAAAAGCGGAACTAAATTAGCTCCGCCCAATAGTACTATAAAAACATGAAGCAATGAATTATCCCTTGGGGTTAGGAGACGCTGCATTGTTATTCTTTGCCGCTTGCTCCTCCTTGATTTCTGCAAGCTCCTCTTCTACCCTATCAGCATTCCCGGCAAACATGATTCCTTCACGCGTTGACCAGATGCCACCACTGACAGCGGAAACGGCAGTAGTTACCTTATCGTTCAAATCGTCAATCATATAGGGAACCAGTTTTGTTTCTATGTCAATGGTCTGTGATGCCTTGCTGAACTCGGTCGGATTAATTTCCCCTAAAGCAGAAACAATGAAATTTACCCTCCGTTGCAGGAACTCACCGATAACCTCGCCGTGATTTTCCACCGCCATGTGCGCTCCCATAAACATGAAGCGGAAAGCAGTGCCGGAAGCCTTGCCTATGCCTTTCAATGTCTCAAAAGAGATACGTGGAGTGTTTGACATGTCGTAAGCCATGTTAGTAAGCGTTTCCGCTTCAAATTTAATAGTATCAGGCACCTGCGACCACGTCAGATACTGCGCATCCGCACCTTCTCCCGTCAGTTTCACCATCCGGTCTTTTGTTTTCCCCATGAAGCCCTCCACATCGCCAATCAGCTTCAGCAACGGGAAAAAATGGTAGTCGATGCAGTCGGCATAATTGGAAAGAAGTTTCTCCAGCCGGACACGAAAAGTCTTAATCTTACTACAATAGGGTTCGGGACGGTAAGCATAAATAACCGGTAGCTTTCCAAATCCGTGGGCGAAAGAGGTTCTTTCCTCGTAGCCTTTAGATAAATCCCATTGATAGACCTTCTTGTCCGTGATAGTCATAAAGCAGGTGACTTCCGAACCGTCCATGAGTTTCTTCTTGTACTCACGGGAGAAAGCGACCAAATCACCCTCATCGTTGAAGAATGGATAGAGCTTGTCCCCACGGAACGGGGACCATAGTACGCTTTTCAGTTTTTTAGTAGGCTTCACTTTGCCGCCAAAAGCAGTTTTCACCTTCTTCCAAAACTTAGTCCAGAACGAATCATCATCAACCACATACCAGTATTCAGCCACCTCCTGCTCAGATAACCAAGAACGGACAACCTTCTTGTTCTGATATTTGATTTTGTTGGATTTAAATACAGCCTTTACCGCATCCAGTAGCTTCTTTTCATCATCATCAGTTGGAGTGCAATCCATAGACGGTTCTGTGCCGACCGTGAAAGCAGTTTGAATGTTCACTATATCCTGTTCCAATGGAATGGAGATACGGTTCACTGGTTCTGTTTTATACCTTGCTTCGATTTCATAAGTCTTACCAGTTTTTTCATCGAAGTGCTTCTCAGCTTCTTTTTCAAGAACCTTTCTGTCCGGATACTTCTTTTTGTCAACCATAATTTCATGGCGTTCCGGATTCCAATCGTCCCAAAGTTTACAACAGTCGGGAAGTTCAGTCTTCCTACCTTTCTTCAGGTAGTTTATCTTCTGCCCGATATCGGGTAATGCTAATATTTCTTCTAAATTCAATGGCATAGCTTATATTTTTAGTGTGTGAATATTCCAGTTAAATCTTTCGGCTTCTGAATCTTACCAAGAAGCTCACCCAATACATAGTAACGTACAGCATCTATTCCGTGATTATCATGGTCTTCCGGTTCGTTGATATAGCTCCCGTCCTTATCCTTTGCCCAAACATACTTTCTGAACTCGCTTTGCAAGTTGTACGAGCGTTTGGTTATATAAATCTCCATATCTTTCATTTTGTCAATTCCGGCATTGATAGAGCCTGCACCTTTCTCTACGGCATATATCTTGATTCCTCCGTTGTGTATCTCTTGAATCAAACGTGGGTCTGCGCTGTCGGCAATGACTTTCAATCCCCACGGGCGAAGAGTCTTGATGATGTCAGAAGAAAGCAATCCAGTACGGTAATCCACTTCATCCAAGTAAAGGGCGTTATCAACGATACCACAACGAATGGAAGCAGACGGGTCATGCGTATAACCGAAGTCTTGCCCGAAAGCAACTTTCTTTGCCCAAGCCGGGAACTCGTCAACAATTCCCCACTTCTTGAACACAGCACCTTCTGCAACGTCAGCCCAGCGACCGATAACCACATGAGCATACTTTTCAGGATTACTCACCTTCATATCTTCCACCTCTTTCAGGAACTCAGGAGAAAGGTTATCCAAGTTATCAAAATACGTAGTATGGATATGGAGCACATTCGGATGAGTGGAAATCTGAACCTGCACACCGTCAATCTCTACCAGCTTGTGAGTTTTCTCAATGTATTTCTTGTAGATGAAGTGATTGGAATCGCATGGGTTCATTATAATGATAATCCGGTTCTGAATACCCTTCTTGCGAATGGAGAGCATTATCTTGTCGAACTCATCTTCGCTTGTCCACTCTTCCGCTTCATCGCAGACGAAAGTCGTAATGCCTTGAATGGATTTCAGTTTTGCTGTCTGGTTCCCGGAAGAAGTCTTGATACCCCGGAACATGATACGGCTCTTAGTCATCTTATTGACTATATCCGTCTTTGTGGTCTTGAAATATTTCGTGGTTCCGTCCAAATCTATCTTCTCCATCATTTCGGGGATGATAGACATACCGGCAGAAACCATCGTGTAACGGGTGTAAAGAATCTGATGAACTATCTTCTCTACGGGAGTCATTTCAAAAGTCAACCGCTCAATAAAGGTAGAAGCATTGAAAGACTTTCCGCTACCACGCCCACCGGTGATAAGAATTATAAATTTTTCCTTATCCTCGTATAATGGATGGTAAATTTCTTGAGGTACTATCATTTCAGCTTGTCTTTAATCCAGGAATCAATGTTGATGCCATGCTCTATGTCTGTTGGAATATCAGCGTCTTCATCTTGTTTGCGTTCAATCTTTCTCCAATCTTCATCATGGTGGTACAGCCAAACGGACATTGCTTGCAAATTAGGAGCCAACTCGCTTTCGCTTACTTGTAATTCATCTTCGCCCGTCAAATTCCCTTCTGAATCACGGAGCTTTCTTACCACGGTGCTTTTGGTTTTTATGCCACCGAGAGCCATTGCAAGGAATTTAGCCCTTACAGTGGCATTGATTGTCGCACGCCCACGCGCTAAGACTTCGGATATTTCGGTGTACTCACTTTTCTTTTCGCAGAAAGTTTGTGGTAAAATCCCTATGGCATAAGCAATTTCCTTGTCAGTGAGCCCCTTTTTGGCATACGACTCTACGAGAGAAAGAAAGTCCTCGCTTGTGTAGTCAAACTTGGGCTTTCTTCCTCCTTTGCCTTTTCTGTTTTGAGATTCACTATTGCTCATATTACTTATTCACTCCAAGGATTTTCATCTTCTTCCTCAACGTAAATCCGTTTTAGTCTATCAGATACTTCTTTCAATTCATGTTTCATCTGCTTTACATGAAATTCGGCAGGCATGGGAATTTTCATTGCGCCTAATAGGTTATCTATCGTGTCGACAACTTCCGTAAATTCATCTGGTGCAATCACATATCAATCTATTCTTTCTATTTGTTCATCAAATACTTCTCCCTTTATGAACTTCATATCCGGTCCATAACCGAATCGTTCACAGAAAGCGGCTTTCGCCTCATAGGTATCAAAAGACAACATCACATAGGCATCCATGTTCTCGGCTTGCTTCTGTGCATTCTCCTTTACCTGTTGTTTGACTTCCTTCATGTGGGCTACCTTTTCGGCACGTTCCAACTGTTTGGCGGCCTTATCGGCTTCTTTCTGTTCGGAAACCGGGGTCATCATATCAGACAAAGCATCCGCAATAGAGTTTTCCCCTTCGGTCTGCAAAAGATAGTCGACACCAATCATATTCAAGTCTGCATCGGTCAGACCTGCATCTTTCCAGTCAATATCAGGAACAATACGGGCAAGAGCGTCAAAATCCCATGTCCCTTGTGCATTAGGGTTGTTCATTAGAATGTTTAACTCCTTTTCCTGCTGCTCGTCCACGTCTATGACATCGACACGAATGCGGTAGTCGTTATCGGGAAACTTTTACAATTCGTCCATGACAGACAAACGCTGGTGCCCGCTGACTACGGTAAGACCTGTACGCTTGTTCACGACAATTCCACCGACTAAACCAAACTTCTTGATGCCACGTTTCAGTGTCTTACGTGATTCATCGGAAAGTTTCCGGGGGTTATAATCTGCAAAGTGAATGGCAGAACGATTAAGTTCCATCGATTCACTCTTTATGTATTTTGACAATTCCATATCATCCATTAGTTAAACCCATATAAATTCTTCGAGATACTTTTCTTGCGCCATCTTGTTGTTTCCCCTCGTTATACCCAAAGGTTCGTTCAATGTATCGAATATACTTTCTTGCAATAGAGTTTACTCTGTTCAGCCTATTACCCGTTAAAGTACGAGATAGTCTGTATCTTTGCTCTGCAATATCATCAATTGATTTTCTTCTGACTCGGCTTTCCTTCTATTGCTTTTGTTGATTATTATACTCCCAAAGCACCCTTTCAGCCATTGGGAAAACTTTGTAAATTCTCTGTAAATCTTGTGGGTAATTATTCTCCATCCAAAGCATACAATCAAGATTGAAACCTACTCCCGAACTGGCTTTCAATGAATATCGAACTGGTTCGGGTAAATTGTGCTGCCTCATATAAGCAAGAATATCCTTTTGTGTCCAATCAGCCAAAGGATAAACCATACCGTTATTCTCGTAACCGTTTACCTCATACCCTTTCAGCATAAGCCTGCGGTTCATACCATCGGCTTTTTTCATGCCTAAAAATGTGTAATAAAGCCCATAAGTAAGCTGCATAGCCTTTACCACATCTGCCAACTTCAATAGTTTCACTTTCGGATTAGGCACGCAATACATACCTCCACGAAGAATATAAGTAAGATTCCAGTGAGGCACTTGCACAAACTCAATCTTTGGATATTTGACTTTAGTCCAGCCAATCCATCGGTTAATGTGCTCCAATTTCTTGACGAAGTACATGAACACACAAACAATCCGGTCAAACTTCGGATAGATTAAATCAAGCAGAACAAGCGAATCTTTGCCAAGTGATAAAAACAGTAAAGCCTCATTCGATTTTACCCGAATGAGGTCTATATACCGGTTCGCTTGTTCTACCTTGCTCATAGCTAACCACCACTTAAACCAAATGAAGTACGAAGGTCACTATAACGCTGTCTGCGTGACCCCAACTGTGATGTACCAGCTTCACCGCCACGTCTGGCAACCAATCTACCACCAGCCCCTGCACCGTTCATATTTCTGCGAGGCCCGGCTACTCTGTTAATTCTTCTTGCGACTCTGCTTTTTAATTTTAAAAGTTAAACAAATCAATCTATATGTCTCTCTAATATCTTGCCCAAAGTATAATCCATTTGTGCAGCAAGATACTCTTCGCCTTGATGTTCGTAAACAATATCATTACCGTTTTCATCTGTGAGAATAACTGCTTCTGCTACTTTCACTTCAACGATAATATAAGGACGTTTACCTGTATATGCACCTGTCAGAAGCTTGATTGCATCGTACTTGATAGGCTTTAATTCTATTTCACCTTCTTCAGGCAGTTCTGCATCAGCCGGATATTCTTTGCCGCCACATAGGTAAGTGATATACTTCTTAGCGTTAGTTGGTCTGATTTCACGGTATTCGTGGGTTTTCTTTCCTGCCAAGATTTCATCGAAATACTTCTGTTTGATACTTAATGTAAGAATGTTCATAATCGTGTCAAATTTAAATTAATACTCAATAGTTGCGGAAACAGGACTCGAACCTGTGACCACCGCCAAGTCAAAGCGGTAAGCTAACCAACTGCTCCATTCCGCGATAGTACCCCAAAGATACTACCACAACCAAAGATAACGAAATATCTTCAATCGTTATACACGACAATCGGCTTATTGTCGTGAACTAAGCCATTTATCCCGTCTTTCTCTGCATGCCTCTAAGGTAGGCGCACAACAAGCAAACAGTTCGCCACTTTCAGTACGATAGTCATATTGGTACATTCTTACTCTCTTACCTTTCAATTTGGTAGTGTAAGTGCAATAGTTCTCTTTACCGGGCTGGCATACGCTACAACCTCTTTCGTCGTTAATTGAGTTCATAATCATTTATCAATACTTACTTAGTAATTTGTAAAACATTCGCCTTTTCTCTATGTATTTAAGACCATTTCGTCTAAGACCTCGCTTTGATTTTGATACAGTCATTTGGCAACCTGCAACGCCAACGCAGATGTAATTTGAATGATGCCTTTTAGCTTCTTTGAAAGCCCACCAAATCGCTTCACGACAATATCTATAGCTATCATTTTGAACACCCTCGTATCCTCTACTCAAAATGAAGTGGCCTATTTCATTTGCTTCTTCTTCTGAATAGCATATTGTGAATATATTATTCATCCTTTCTTTGTTTTACTTGTTCAACCAAAAACTTTTTAAAATCATTCTTGTACTGGCTGTGAATGATTTTATACTGGTGGGATAGGTTAGGCAATTGTTTGTAACCTTTGCTATACGAAGTTACGAAAAGAGTGTAATTTATTGGAAATGAGCATTGGGTAATCGCTCATAATAGTAATAGGTTACGAATTAGTTAGTTATCTACTGCATTATTCTTCTGTGCGTTGCGTAACCTTCAAAGAACTCTTCGTATGCAAAAGTAACAATAAAACGGGAGATTTAGAAATGAATCTCCTGATTTTTTCTTCTCACACAAGTTTTTCCGTAAAAGCGATTTTATCCGTCAGCACACCATCGCCCAAAAAGATTTTGAACGAACGTGTGCCGACTGCCGCATAAGCGGAGAAAAGGGCTTTGCCTCACGCCTAAACAATAGTTTAGACTGATGAGACAAGGCCCCTTTCTTTTGTGCTTATGCCAAAGAGGTGCTTTTACGGGGTTTTGACGATTTTTCTTTTTTCGTTGTCCTTTTGAGCCGGAAGCGGAAAGCCGTGTATGACCGCACATTCCATAAATGGAACAAGCCGTCACTCACGGCAGACAAACCGGGAAGAATGATTTTATCCATCCGACCAAACACGTTTGGCCAAACAGATAAAAACATACTTCCTTGCCGATGGTTTGCTCGGTTTCACGCTACCGGCTATGTTCTTTTCTGTTGGGGATGTCTTTTTCACGGATTTCTCTTTTGAAGTTTTCCTGTCTAATCTGCCTCCACTTCCGTTTACCTCCATTTTCGCGCCTTTCAGTGAGCCGCATCAGGCAGTCATTTTCGTGCTGGGTGCAAAGGTAACTCCGGGATTGTACGGGAAAGCAAGGTCAAGCCTCCTGTTTTCTGGAAAAATCTCCAGCCTTTCGGGTAGTATTTTTCCGAAAAACCTTGCATTCCCTAATCCCTACCTTTTTAAGCACCCGAAACGAAAACGACCGATGCGACAGAAAGACGCATTAAAAAAAATGTCGGATAAACGAGAGGCAGATAAGATAGTTTGAAACTCAACTCCCTCAGCTCTTGAATCCGCATTAAAAAACAAAAAATCAAAAACAAAACGGATATGAGAACGGCAATAGCAACAAAATTCGTGGCATGGGAAGTACCAAGTTTGGAGAACCTGCAAGGCAGCAAGGTGTACGGACTTCGCACCAAACTGAACAATGGTGAGAAATTGAGCCGAGAGGAAAAGGATTGGCTTACACGCAACGTGAACAGCAACACCTATTTCAAGAGCGCAGTACCCTTGCAAGGTTGGATGTTTGACTTTTCCGACATTCTCCGAACCTACATTGTAAAGCAGTATGGACATTGGGCGGAATACAAGGCTACCGACAAGACCGCACTCCGCAGTTTCCTATACGGCAGGATAGACAGCATCGTGGAACTTAACAAATGATACGGCTATGACAGCAACGGTAAATTTCAGACAAATGGCGCAATACATAGGGCTTGCGATATGCACCCTAATCATGCGCACCGCCTTTTGGGTGTCCGGCATCCTTTGGTACATCGTCAGAGAGATAATAAACGGAGTGTTCCGAGTGGCAATAGGGGTAATCGTGGCTATTCTTTCCGTTATCCTGTTCTTCGGCTTCATTCTTTGGTTATTCACCCTTTAATCCCTACCGACATGGCAAAGAGAAGAAGCAAGACAGTGGAGCAACAATGCAGATACTACGAGGTGGGCAACATCTTCGAGTACATGGTGGAAACATACCTCAACGGCAATATGTCCGTGTTCCGTGGACTCTACCACGAACTGAACAAGGACGCACGGAAGGACTTTATAGACTTCCTATTGAGCGAGGTTGAGCCGATTTATTGGAGGGAGATTTTGAAACATACTATTTGACAACTCATAAAAACGACAGCGATATGAAAGGAACAGACCATTTCAAGAGAACGATACAGATGTATTTGGAACAACGTGCGGAGGAAGACACGCTCTTTGCGAAGAACTACCGCAATCCAGCCAAGAACATTGACGATTGCGTAACCTACATTCTGAACTATGTGCAGAAAAGCGGTTGTAACGGCTTCACGGACGGAGAGATATACGGACAAGCAGTACACTACTATGACGAGAACGAGATTGAGGTGGGCAAGCCTATCCAATGCCAAGTGGCGGTGAACCACATTGTGGAACTCACGGCAGAGGAAAAAGCAGAAGCACGTCAGCAGGCAGTCCGCAGATACCAAGACGAGGAACTCCGCAAGTTGCAGAACCGCACCAAGCCGACAAAGGCGAAAACAGAAACCCAAGTTCAACCCTCATTATTTGATTTTGGCTTATGAAACCGAGAAACAAATTTGAAAAAGCAGTTCTTGCCCAAAGCAAGAAACTACGCCCGATAACCCCGATACAGATAAATTGGGCATTCCGTAATTGCGTGGAGCATTATGCACACCGCTTGCCGAAAGGTCGTACCACTTGTATGGATTGCGGTCATAGTTGGGTAATGACGGAGCAGACCGAGCATTGTACGTGTCCCGAATGTGGAGCAAGTTTGAAAGTCTGCCTCACCTATCAGCGCAAGGTAAGACAAAAGCAGTATTTCACAACCCTTACCACAAGCGGAGAATACCAAGTGCTACGAATGTTCTTGCTTGTCGTGGGTATGGAGAAAGGGGTTAATGCCAAGTCCTATGCCCTTGAAATCGGGCAGTATTGGTGGAATGAACAAGGGCGTAAGGCTGTTGTTGCCATTCCACGCACATTGGGATGCTACATCGACACGTTCTCATTCGCTTCTCCTTTTGCTATCCGCAATGACAATGAAGCGTACCGCCATATCTCATATTCCCCGATATATCCAAGATATAAGGTGTTGCCGACGCTCCGCAGAAACGGCTTTAACGGCAATTTCCACGACATTGTACCCACCAAACTAATACCGGCATTATTGTCGGACAGCCGTGCGGAAACGCTGTTGAAGGCAGGGCAATATCCCATGTTGCGCTACTATCTGTACCACTCTTTCAATATTGGAGAGTATTGGGCTTCAATCAAGATATGTATCCGCAACGGCTATACTATTGAGGACGGCTCAATGTGGCGTGACACCATAGACCTCCTGCGTCATTTCGGCAAGGACACAAACAGCCCGAAATACGTTTGCCCTGCCGACCTCAAAGTTGAACACGACAAGTTGGTGGCAAAGCGCAACCTGCAAAGGAAACATGAGCGGACTGAACAGCAACGCAGGAAAGCGATTGAGGACGAGAAACAATATCTGAAAGCTAAGGGCATATTCTTCGGACTTGCCTTTACCGACAGCCTTATTTGCGTCAAAGTCATAGAGAGCGTGGAAGAAATGGCAGAGGAAGGAAGGACGATGCACCATTGTGTGGGCGGTTACCACAAACGAAAAGACTCCCTTATCCTATCCGCCACCATTGACGGAAAACGAATTGAAACGATAGAGGTGTCACTAAAAACTTTTGAGGTGGTGCAGTGTCGTGGCGTATGCAACGAGAACTCCGAATACCACGACCGCATCATCGCCCTTGTGAACAAGAACGCCAACCTTATCCGCCAGCGGATGAAAGCGGCATAATATCGACATCTAACAACTAACATTATGGAAGTAAGATTTGAAAGCATGGTTTTCCTATGGGATGATAAAATCCCCACGATGTTCCTTGAATTTATGAACCTCCTCACTCTTTGTCAGAGTGAGGAGCAATTAAGGGCGAGCGTCAAGGACTTTGCCGAGAAACACGAACTTGACAAGTTCTTCCTTTACGGCTTCGGCTCTCATCATTTCTACCTGCACCAACGCTACACGAGCGACCCCGAAATGGTGATGCAACACAGAGTGCTGTCTGTACATTTCTAATCATCTAAATAACAACGACTATGGCAACAAAATGACAATTAACGGAGTAAGCACCTGCCAATCGGCAGGAACGGAGAACTACGAGAAATTCCAAACGGGTATCGACAGACGCAAACGCACCCTTGTGCAATACGACTACCGCCACACGGACGGGGAACTTTTCTCTTGTGTCAAACCCACATTAGACGAATGTCGAGCCGCACGGGACAAGTGGCTAACGGCAAAGGAAAGGAAGGAGGAGAAGCGATGAACGAAGCAGGCTACCAAACGCTGATAGTCAAATTCAGCGAACCCATTACGGCATTGGACGGCATCTTTGACGATGCCGAAGCGTGGGGAGTTGATACCCTAAAGGGGTGGATAGACAGCTATGAAAGCAGCCGTTTCACTGCCATTGACAGCCATACGGCAGTCATCACGAGCGAGTATAGCATGGAATGTCTGAAAGAGTGGCTGGAAAAATGCACACCCATAACCGAGAAAACAGAATTTTGAACATTGGGGCGGTGTCCGCACCGCCCGAACCATAAACCTAAAAGACAACGGATATGATAGCAAAGACAATTTTAGAGCAGATTGGCGGCAGACGCTTTGCCGCCATGACGGGAAGCAAAGACTTCACAGACATGGGCAACGGCTTGCGCATGAGCCTTGCGAGGAACAAGACCAGTGCCAACCGCCTTGACATCATCTATGACGGAGGGGCAGACCTATACAATATGCGTTTCTACCGCAAGACGTTCAGCAAAAAGACATTCGAGAGCAGGACGAAGGACATTGAAACGCACGAGGGGATATATTGCGATATGCTGGAGGAAATGTTCACGATGGTAACGGGACTTTACACCCGCTTTTGAGGGGTGGGCGGCAAAAGCCGCCTACTTTCTTTCATGAGCATGATGGCGGATAAGAAAGTAGGCAAAGAAACCTTTGTACCAATCTACGATAGTATTCACAAAAACAAGTTTTAATCATGGAAACAATCAGACAGAACGGAAAAACCATCTTGTACAGCAACGACGGCATAAGCATAAAGATGGTTTTCAAGAACCTTACGGGCAGGAATTTTCAAGGTCAGGAATATACAGACTATATCCGGCATATCGCAATCGGCAGCATGGGATTTTCACCCGGTATCATAGAGCATTGCAGGGACGGTGAGGTTGCAGGCAAAGGGACAATCCCGAATGTATGAAAACTGAAACTCCGATGAAGTTGGCGGCTTCATCGGAGTTTCTTTCGTCAGACACTTATTCTTTATGGTACATACAGCAGCGCAAACTCAGCCTTCCTTCGTTTGAGCAGCATGGCGTGGCGTTTCCCCTTATAGTTACAGAAAGCGATATACTCCCGGTAGATGTTCCTGTCACCCGCCTCCAGCTTTCGGATTAGCGTGCTTTTGGGTATCTTCCCACTCCCCAAAAGACGGTACGGACCGACATTGTAGGCGAGCGTGGCAAGCAGAAGCGAATCCTTCCCGAACTGCTGGAACATCGCGCAGAACTTCCGCAGGTCTTTTCGCAGAAGCGCGTCCGCCTGCCGCTTCGTCATGGTGCGTGCCGAATACCTTTCCCCCGGCTGCAACCGATGTCCATATCCTACATACGGGTGATGTTTTTCCGAATGCCAGCCCTCAAAATACTTCGTGCATCGCACCGCCCTCTCAAATGGTGGCAGCCGGTAGATAGCCGCCTGCCCGTCCGTTCCCTCATGGCGTCTGTTCCGTGCGGACACGGAACAGACCGCCAGAAGCGAACAGAGGATAGCCATGAATACACGCATCATCGTGTAAAGGGCTTGAAGTTCCCGATGGGGACAACAGTGATAACCCCGTCATCCTTCACGTTTCGGTTGTTGAAGTCAAATTCCAACTC